TAGGTATTCTTCCTCCTCCTGCTGCTCCTGACATTATTTTGCGTATTTTTTAAGGTTTGAATCGTCTGGTAACCTTTTACCTGTTAAGCCTAATCTTTCTTGATTTGCTATCCAATAAGCTTCTAAATTTTCAGGAACGTGTGCATAAGGTCCGGTTTTATCTAGAATTCCTAAGTAAATATCCATCACCTTTCCGTAATCTTCTTTAGAGAGTCCTTTTTCTAAAGCATCTGATAGTTCAAAGTAGTCGTTTAACTGGTCTTGAGTTAATTCAATGCCGTAAAGTTTATTTAAAAGCGCTAAAGCTTCTTTAGGTGTTGAAGCTTCTACCTCTCTCGTCTCCTTGTCCAATACTCCTTGTTCATGTTTGAACATTTTACCTTTCGCGGTAAATAATGCAAGCATAAGTTGTGTTCTATGTAAGCCTTTTACGACTCCTTTGTAGATGTTAGAATAGTAACTGAATTTTAGCCATTCTGGATCTCCTACATTTATATCTACTTGTATCAGTTCGGATTGTTTCTCGCCGTCTACTCCATATTGGGGAAATTCTAAGAATAGAGAATTTGAGCCTGCTGATTTAGGGTCAGCCTTTAGTAGTGTACTCTTCTCATTAATCTTCTCCGCTATCAATGTAAGCATTGCTTTTAATTTGGATTGAGTTTCAGAAGCCGTTCTAGCTCTTTTCCTTATACGTTCAAAATAGTCGTTAAATTTAGCTTCATCTAAAGTCCACCCTGCTAAATCTGGTTTTCCATCTTTAGTTAGATGGGCAACTGAGTAAGCAATGTCTATATCCCCGGACATATCTTTCTTACCTGCAGATCCTAATTTCTCAAAAGAGTTAAAAGTACTAGCTTTGTTAGGAAATACCTTACTTAACTCTTCTACAAATTTCTCTAGAGTAGGTTCAATTTTATCCTTTGCTATAGGAGCAGTAGTACCAAATACATTACCTCCTTCAGTGATAAGTTCTCTAAGTAGGGCAGTTAGTCTAATCATATAGTATAAATATCACACTTTTAGCTTAATACTTGTAGGAAGTTCTTCTGTTACTGGTTTTAGGTTTGGTTGTTTTATTAAGAATATCTCATAAAGGTGTTTAAAGATCCTTTTACACTCCTCAAAAGGTGTATCTGCTTCTTTTAATTGCCATCCTTTTCCTTGTATTATATCTTTCTTCTTACTTTCTCCTCTAGTCGAAGCTTTTAGCCATAGTATGCCCATTCTCTCAATAGGTCTTTCAAAACACTCATTCCATCCTTGTGTATAACATGCGAGTTGGAAGTCGTAAGTATCATGGAGGTAATTAGAGGTCTTAATATCTACCATCCAAAGCTCTCCGTCTATTTCTAGGATTAAATCTGCTGTTCCTGCTATTTTTAATTCGTCTGAGAATACATGTACTTCTGATTCTACTAACGTTGGTTTGTATGTTTCCCAGAAGTCTACAAATTTTAAGATCATCTTCCATACGAGTAGGCTGTACTTAGTTTTACCCCATTGATCTAGCCAATGGATTTCTTCTCCTTTTAGGTACGCTTCGATAGCCTCATGCACTTGTGTGCCCTCATTTCCCGCTCTTTGCATTATTACATCTGCGTTTGCTCCTACATCTTTCAGCCAGCTCTCAAAGAATTTTCCTTTCGGAAAGTAGGAGAGTACGGTTGTTACAGAAGGATAATAGGTTTCCTTGTCTCTTTGGTAGAATCTACTATCAGTCAAAGTAATTTGACGAGCGGTAGAGTTGGGATGTATTAGCCTTTTGACGAATGCATCTTTCTTAATGTCTTTGTTTTGTTCAATCATAGTTCAAATTTCTTCTCTAGGAGAGTCCTAAAGGTCATTGGTGTACTTCTATGTAATAGTTTGGTAAACTCCTCAAAGCCAAGCTCGGAAGGATCTTTGTCGTTCAATTCGATTAAAAACACCTCTTTTCCATGGTTTAGAAAGGTCTCACAGTATTCAAATGCTTGCTTTAGAGCATCATTATCGAGAGCAATAAAAATCTGCTTAACACTAGATTCTACAATCTTGTGCATAAGTTTCTTAGGTATTGTTTTTCCTAGTAAAGGTATAGCGTTACGCTTAATTGCTATAGCGTCAAACATTCCTTCACATATTATTAGAGGGGATTCCCAATTTACATGAAGTCCTAAAGGTAATATGTCTTTACTTACTTTTGGATTCTTGTATTTATAGTCCGAAGGTCCGAAGTTTCGACCTACGAAGTAGTTTAAAGTACCTTCTTCTGTGTATGAAGGCATTATTATCATATCTTTATATCTCCCTGAAGCGCAGAACCCTAACTCGTATCTTTTTATTTCTACAGGTCCTATATTTCTTTGCTTAAGGTAACGTAAAGCTTGCCTAGTTGTTACGTCATTAGTGTCTGGATCTATTAGGGATTTGTATTCTTTAGGAAGCTCTACTATTTCCTCTTGATTTTTTGTATTCTCATGAAAAGAAATCTTTACGTAACTCTTTAACTCTTGCATTTTACTAGCAGGAGCGGATACTTTCTTAAAAAGACTAGCGATTGACTTGCCTCTTGCATTACATACCCAGCAATGCCAGTGATTAATACCTTCTTCGTTTTCTTGAAAATTAATCTCTAACTTGTTCTTACGGTGATTACAGAAAGGACACGGATAAGATTGGTTATCACCAGAAGTAGCTTTACCTTTTCCTAGTACACTATCGACTAGATTAACAAGTAGGTGATTTACCATTAACAGTAAGATACGAACTTTTCTTTAAACTTCCAACTTAAAAGTTAATCCTCCAATGTAGCTCTTTACTCCTACCTTTAACCGTGTTCCTTTTAAATTTTGAGAGATCTGTCCAGGGGGTACTTTTAAGATCCTCCCTGCTTGTACTACTCCGTTATATACCTCCCCTGTTTCAATACATTGTACCTTTTTTCTTGCATTTGGCTTGCTAATACCTCTACAACATCCTACCAGGTCGGGACGTTTATCAAATTCCTCCTTGGACACCTTCAAGAATTGTCCGTTTGCGTTTCTACACGTCACCTTTCCTAAGCTCACTTCTCGTAGTTTTTCCTTAGCTTCTTGGGAGACCTTTTTTCCTTTATTCCCTTCCGAGATCTTTCGCTTCGCTTCTTCAGAGTGCTTCTTTCTGTACATGTTGGCTTCGATACCTGGAAGGGAGCCTCCGCAAGCTACTGCGCTTCCCATCGTATAGTTAGGGGTGCTGTAGTATTTATTTAGAAGCTCTTGCTCTTTCTGATAAGCTTCTTTCCGGGTCGTGAAGCTGTATAATATTTTGAAGGTAACCTTGTTGTATTTATTATATACTCTCTGGAGGTATTTGTTGTAATGTTTGTTCTGGGTTAGTAGGTTTAAGTGGTGGTATTCCCTCTCTTTAAGGTTCTGCGTTGATCCTATCTGCTTATACTCTCCTATCTGCATTTCGTATACAATATTATTCATTTAGTATAAATAGGGTAAAACTTCCCTAACATATTACTTTTCCGTAAAATCTCCCGGGTAAAACTTACCTAGAATGTTAGAGTTATAGGAATCTATCAAAAGTACGTTGTATGTACATTGGTAGTGAAGTTCGTAATAAGTTAGTTGTTTTTTTGAGAAAGCTAGCTTAATAATCTCTCTTTCAAATCGATCTTTACCTAGTGTTTTTACATCTTCTAACAGTAATTTAGAGGATCCCCAATAAGAAAGCCAATTTGATTCTTTTATAACTTTCTTTTTTGTAGGCTTCCTTCCCGGCCCTACTTGTTCTGCTAACTCTTTTTTAGTTAATTTCTTTGTTATAGTATTGTGAAGTATTTTTCTTCCGATGTAGATCTTACCAGTATCTAGATTCGTTATCTTATAAACAAATCCATGTAGATTTTCCGGGAGTTCCTCTATGTTGAAGCATTCTGCTCCTTTATATAACCATTTTTCCATAAATATTACCTGTCTAGGTTAATTACTATTGTTGTGTCTGATGTAGGGCTCGTAGGTAGTGGCTTAGCCATTTTTGCTATAGCGAGTAGTTCTTGATTATCATTGTATAATCCTATTCCAGTGATATACGGGCTAAATTCAGAACCTGTTGCAAAGCTAGAGAGTGTTCCTCCTTCTGGCTGATAGTATGAGCCGGATTCGTAAATATAGGCACTTGATCCTGAAAGTAGTGTCTCATTCAATGAGAAGTTATACTCTGAAGGGCTTACTGTACACTTGTATTGAGTCTCATAAATGGTAAAAGAAGATGAGAATTGACATTGCAAGTAGGAGCCGGTTAGGAATCCCTCTACTATGCCTGTTATGGCCTCAGCAGTATTTTTTGTGATTACTGCTATTCCATGTTGATATATTATATTTCCGACTATTGTTCTAGGAGAGGTGTTCATTATAAGATTCCCTTCTCCATCATCTACTATTGTTCCTTTGTCGGAATCTGTTAGCCAGAATGAATTAGGTTCTATTTTATCTCCAAATAAAGCTTTAGGTATCGAATATACTGCTACAGTAGCGTTTGAAGCTGTTGGGAAATACCTCTCATATGTTAGGTCTGTTTGTAAATAGTTTTCAAACCTTCCTGCAGAGCTTGAAGATCCTGAAGCATATTCGTTGGGTAGAAAGACAGGTAGGTGTGGTTGATCTCCATAACTTGAACTTTCATAATTAGAGTAGTACATCTCTTTTATCTCGTTATATACTAGTCTTTGATATTCCACTCCGGTATCTCCGGTAGTATCTTCACTAGTTGAGAAGAGTCCGGTAATATTTTTACCGAGGTACCTCCCTATACCTGCATTAAGTATAGCAGCGGGTGATTGTAGGTTGTATGCTTTTCCGACTTCTAAGGGTGTAACTAGTATGTCAGATGCTAGTAGTGGTTTGTAAACGCTCATTCATCTTAAAAGTCTAATTTTACTCTTAACAAAGTTTCTTTTGTGAAATCTTTTACTAATGGTTTTGAGAGTTTAGCTACTGCTAGTAATTCATTTGTATCGTTATAAAGCCCTACAGTTGTTACATAGCTCTGTGGAGAGTTTATGAAAGAAGCATAAAGAACATCTCCTGTAGACCCTGATATGAAAGAAGGATTCTCTGAGTAATTTAGTTCGGAGTTTCTTGCTCTTACAAATACGTAATCGGATGTTAATGTCTCTTCGCTGTTTAGTTTAAAGCCTGTACCTAATCCTGCAATCGATCCAGAGATAGCTTCAAACATTAGAGAGATATTATCTCCTGCTGAGTTAGAAGTTCTGTTTGGAGTAACGCCTGTGTGGTACGCTATAGCTGCTGGGTTTAGTATGAGTGTTGAGATGTCTGGAAGATATAATCCGAAAGATCCTTGAGTAGCAGAGTACCCTGTCCCACCGTTGTAAGAAGTTCCATTTGAACCTGATATTATTTGATATACTCTCCCGCAGTCTAGATAAGTATCGGTTACTACCATTCCTGAGTTGTCTGTTAAGTATATTAGACCATCGCCACTTGAACCGGAAATTGAGAGGTTAAATGTGCCTGGTAGTAGTTTTTCTTTATATCTTGCTCTATCTACTGTAATTGCCCAGAAAGTCTCAGAATCTGTTCCTCCGAAGTTAAATTCAGTATTTTCGTCTCCGTATATTAAATTTCTAAATTGACCGTAAACGGTTCTTGTAGGGGTTATGTAAGGTACTAGGTTGTTGAAGTTAGTACTTCCTGAGCCTATTTTATCTCCGTAAGAGATTGCAAATTCTACATCAGTCCTTGAACTATCTTTATATACGTTCTTATAGTATGTGTCGTTTGTACTAGTTGTTGAGGATGTAAAAAAAGTAACTAGTGTTGGTGTATTACCTGACCAGACTGTGCTGGTTATAGAGTCTATACTAACTAAGAAATCTTCCGGGTCTAATCTTTTATATGACATGTTATCTTTTTATTTAATTTTTCTTCCTAACTGTTACAGGTATTGATAATCTAGCTCCTGAGTCTCTTCCTACTATTTGTAGTGTTGCTGTTAAGGTAGTGTTTACTGCTCCGAATAAAGTATTAATTGTAGTAGCAGTTAAGCTCAAAGTTGTTCCTACTACTGTTTTAGATACTTGAGTACCTATTGTTGAAGTGGAGTTTAAGTTTTGCACTTCCGGTGTATCTATTCCCGCTGCTGCGAATGAGTTTAAAAGCCTTACATCGGATATTGTAAATGTGTATCCTGAAGGTTCATATGTGGTTGCAGAAGAAAGGTAGTTTAAGGTCTGTGGACTTACTACTGTAGATGCTCCTTGTGTTAATGTTATCTGGCTATCCGCAAGACTTAATACTGGCATACGAGCTGTTCCTCTAGGTAGAGTTACTAACTTATACTTCATTATTTGAGTCTCATCCGGGAATGCTTCCATAAGAGGCATATTTTCAATAGCTTCACCGTAGAAGCCTGATCCTGATGGATGGTTCGGGTTATATAGTGTGTAGTCTATCTCATCATCTGCTAATGCAAATTGAGTTATTCTAAAGGAGCCGTCTCCTCTTGCGAGAAGTTCTCTTCCTTTTTTAGTTAATATAGCGTCTAGCGTTACTGCGGTGTTGTTGAGAAAGCCCATGATGTA